GATGGACTTCTCTCCAAGCAAGTAATGGAAATGATGGCAGACATGATTAACAAGCTGTGTGGTGGCACTATTGAAGAGTGCAAAACTAGGAAAAATTTGCTTATGGCTTGTTGCTCTCGATTGGCCATTTGTAAGGATACAGTTTGGAGAGTGGAGTGTGGCATACCGTCAGGCTTTCCGTTGACCGTGATATGCAACAGCTTGTTTAACGAGATACTTGTCAGGTACCACTTTAAGTTGTTGCTGCGCAAGCAATATGCGCCAGAGATGTACTCT